CCTGTTAGGTCGTTTTGGCTATTATTGTACGCTAACAAACCCCAGGCTTTATTTTCTATTTCGCCATATTTATTTGCTAAAAAACTTTTAGTGTCTGCAAACTCAAATTTAACTTGACGGTAGGGTAACGCCGCATCTACGCTACTTTTTTCTATTCCTACATATTCTGTAATGTCTCTATAGGTAGGGTTTTCATTGTAATACTCGTTTAGAGGCTGTACTTTTATTTTGCCGTCGTCTTGTACAAAAGCTGTTAAATTAAACATACGAAATAAGCCGCTTAAAAAATTCAAAACAGTTATGTCTGGCATTTGTTTTGCGTAGTCAAATAAAAATTCAGAGCCAGTATTTATAACGCCTGTCTGTAATAGCCAGGTGTCAGAAACGGTGGTAGGAAATGTAGGCTGGTAATAGTCGCCGTCCCATCGTATGTTTGAAAAAACTACGTTTCCTGTAGTTATAACATATACTTGTAACACGACTTGCGGTAATTGTATATTTAAGTCGCTTTCTTGTATTGTTAAATTACCGTTTTGTATTCCGCTGTCATATATTACGTTGTTACCAAACGTTCTTATTTGTACTTTGTAACTACCACCAGAGCTTTTAAAAAAAGTATAGTCCCAGTCTTGTACGTATTGCCATTGTGCGCTAAAACTTAGCTCAATAAAGCCGTATTGTGAGCTAAAAATATTATTTGGCGACGATCCAGACGGAAACACAATAAGCGTTTCGGTTTCAAACTCGCCGCTTAAATTTTCTACAGCGCCAGACTTACGAGACAACCACATAAAAAGTTTGTTAAATTTAGGGTTGTTAGTGTTTTTGAAAAAGTCGTCTGTAAATTCTAGTTGCGGAAACGTATTCTCTATAGCCTCTATAATTTTATTAACTCGCATAGCTGGTTTTAACTCATTCCATTTTACGCCATGAGTGTTTGATCCAGGCGCTAGGTTTCCGCTACCGCTTACAGAGCTGCCGCTATCGTAGTAAAGCCTTTGCGTGTGTGTAATAAGTGGCACAACCTCTGTAAAATTTAAGTTGCTAGCGTCTCTTTGTAGCATATTTATAATATTACTAGAACTGTAAAACGTAGAGCCTAAACCTACTAAGTCAGACAATTTGCTTTCGCCTATGGCATCTTTAAGTTTTACTATTTCGCCAAAAAATGTTACCCTATAAGCGTAAGGTATATTGTCTTTTAAGTCGACGCCCTCTAATTTTATAAAACCACGTCTAAACGGCAAACTGTTTAACTCAATATTAGCTTGCGTTTTTATACGAGCGTCAAAAGCGTAGTTTGCCTCAATGTTAAAATTGTAGTAATGTTTTAAAATTTTATTGTTTGTTTTACTTGCTGGCAAATTAAACGACTGGCTAAACGATGTAAATATTTTTTCAAAGTCTCGCACGTTTTGTATGCTATCTGTTAGCGTAACGCTTTCGTCTTTAAAAGTGTCTACTCTTTGCCCTTTTATGTAAAGCTGCATTTCTAACATTAGCGTATTTTATTTATTGTATCAAAGGCGTATTTAAAACCTATTTGGTATTGTACTAGTTTGTCGTTGTTTAGTGTCTTTTTTTCTAGCGTCTTTGTAGTACACACTACAGGCAAAACTTGGCTGTTTTCAGTAACCCATATTTTTTTTGACAGCATTAACTCTTCTAGCGTTTCGTTAAACTCTTCGTTTACAAAAGGCGTATTTAATGTAAAGCTGTCGTTTCCCTGGAAATTAAACGTTTTAGTTTGGTGCTGGTTAATACTGTAGCCGCCTGTACTATTAACAATATTTCTTTTAAATGTTTCGTGTTTTGTTTGTACACTGTCGCGTCTCATTAAAGTAAAATATATGTCTTGCAACGCGCCAAATTTATTTACAAATGTAATTTTATACGGATCAAACCTAGGCTCGCATACGCGTACAATTTTCCATACTACGCCGTTAATGGTTTTTGTTGTTGCTGTCGCTGTAAATTGACTGTAAGTAAAACCTGTTGCCGAAAACACAGGCACGTACCCAGCTGTATTTTCTGGTACATATAACGTTCTCGTTGTAATTGCTGGCGGTGTGCCTGTTACTATAACATTTGCGCCCTCTTCAAAATTAGTATAACCGTCAACGCCTCTAAAATTAAACGTACTTGGAAATGGTGTAATAGAGCCTGTGCTGTCATAAAAATTTATGTTTGCCTGGCATTGTAAACTTTGCGAGGTATAGCTACCGCTAAAATTTATATCTAAGTAGTCGCTAAATAATTCGCCTACCTCAAAAAAAGCTTCCTCTATTTCTATGTTTCCATTTGGTTGCTCTACTGCATTTTTTCTAACTTCATATAAAGGCGTCGATGATCCGTTTATAAAAAGTTGTAATAAAGCGTAACCGTTAAGTACAGGCGTACCGCCGTTATTTGCATATAAATTTATTGAACTTCGTAAATACCTTTTGTCTGCCATTACCTACGTTTTTTTCGTTTTTTCTTTTGCTCTTCTTTTATTTGGTCTTCTATGTCTTTTGCGTATGCCTTTGCAAATTTTCGTTGTATACCTCGGCTTTCGCTTTCCTGTGCTTTTTCAAAAAAGTATGTTGGCTTAATTCCAGTATTCCATATACTACGTGTCATTAAATAAACCAAAGACTTACGTTTTATAAACTTACCTTTTTCGTCGCGTGCCGCTGGTATGCCTTTTTGTACAACCCATTTGTCAATAGCACCCCTAAGACTGCCGCTGCCTGTGCCTGTACCAAATTGGTACGGACTGCCTGGTGCTTTATTGTACCTAGCTAGCGCGCCTGGCGGTTGCGCCTGTGGATCATTACCTTGGACGCCTTGGTCTACAAACTTGCCGTAGTCTAAACCGTAAAACTCTAGTATAGGGTTGTCAACGTCTTTTTCGTTTATGTCGTATGTAAGGCTTTCAGACAACGCGCCAGAGCTGTTGCTTTTTTCTAAGTTTGCTTTTGCCTTAGAAATTGTATTGACGCCTAGGGCGTTCATTTCCTTAATTACGTTTTTTAGCTTTGGCATATAAATAAGTCGTTTTTAACCATTACGTCAAATGTAAATGCCCAGCCAGCAAGGTTGTTGCTAAAACGTTCTACAAAAGGCTCACAGTTTGCCTCGCCGTCTACTTGGTAACCGTCTAGTCTTACTTGCCCATTATGCAAAAGTTGGTACAGCCTATTGCCTACAGCTAATTGAGTATTTAATACGTAATGCTCGTGTGTATGTCTTTCAAAAATGTTTGCAGCTTTTTCGTCTTGTGCGTTTACCACGTCCATACATAAAACCGTTACGTTAAAACTCATAGTCTGGCTGTCGTTTGTAGCTTGGTTTACTATAATGTGCGACAACGGAAATATAGTTTGTTTGTTTAAGTCTATGTCCGACAGGTCGCCGTATGTTACACTGCTTACATTTTCGTCCGCAAGTAAAGTATCTTTTATTGTGTCTAGCATTAAATAAAATGCTCGTGCGCCGTTGTTTGCCATTACTTTTTAAATTTACTTTTTATATAATTGTCTTGCACTTCGTCTTTTTGTTTTACGTATGTCAAATATGTTAGGCAATTATGTACGTTTTTTTCAGCTACAACCTCTAAGTCTAAAAACCTGTTGTCTGCTAGCCTCATGAAACTGTGATACCACCCCCATTGTTTGTTAAAGTTGTCTGCTCTTCCTGTTGTACTGGTGTTACCGCTTGATCCGAATAGGCTAGTGTAACTTTCAGTAAGTCGTTTTCTAAATGAAAAAAAAAATTGATAGCCGAAACCGCAACGCTGGCTGGCATGTTTAACATAGCATCGTGCCAGCTGTCGCCTCTGTAGTCTTCAATTTCGTATTTTTTACCTACGCGTTGTTTTACTGGTCGGTATAAAACTGCCATAGCTTTGTGCATAGTTTCCCAGTCGCCTACATTGTTTTCAATGTCTACAAACTCGCCAAACGTCAAGTCGTCTAGTTGCGGTACAAAACCAAACTCGGTATTGCCCAGCTTAAACCTAGTAATTAGTAGGGGTTTTTCAGACAGAGCCTTATTTAACTTTGCCGTTATTTTTTTCATGTCGCCTATTTTAATTTTAAGCGCATCGTTTAATTTTAAGCCACAGAAAATTTCTAGCATTTTAGTTGCTGCGTAGTCTTCGTTTAAGTCGTCTATATCTTCAAACGTTTTAATGAATTTCTGGTACTGGTGTAAGGGTATGTCGTACAACGACGTAGGTACTCGTATGTCTAGTTTCATTATCTAGTGTTTAATATATAACGTAAAAATACTAGAATTGAGCGTATAAAAAAAAGGCAACCTTTCGGCTGCCCTCTTATTATTAAACAAAAAAAAACTTAGCTTGTTTCTATGACTGGCTCTGCATGCTCGGCTTGTCTAATTTGTAGAGCCTCTAGCGCAAGCCTAGCTCTAAATAAATTGCTTTCGGCTTTGTCATATTGACCTTGATAAAATTTAACGTCAAAGGTTGCGTCTTCAATTAGTTTTGTGTAGTCGTAATTTTTCATTATATCGAATTTTAGTTTACTAACCATATTTAGTAGTTTAAGTCGCTCGCCTGGTTGGCTTAGGCTTGACTGCTATTTTTCGTATAACTACGGCTTTCAGTCTTACTGTTTGCTTTTAACACTAGCTAGGTTATTTTCCCTACTTTGCCTGTCCAGGCTGGCTCGCAAGCCTACTTCAATACCTATAAATTGAAACCAGGGTACATATACATAGGACGTTTATATTATGTTTTAAATGTATCTGGCGTATTTACTTTAAGTTTCTGCTTAAAATTGCTAGTCAAAATGTTAAAGAGCGTGTCTGCTTACTCGCGACATTTGCAATATACAACAAAAAAAGTTACCAACCAAATGTTTATAAAGCTATCTTATTGCGTACCTGGCTACGTTTGGTCTTGACAGTTTTGTAAAAATACTATAGCGCACCGCGTCAATGCTATGGTCGTTTTTTGGCTCTGGTTTATTTAGTAGCATGCCGTTTTTGTCTTCGAGCCATTTGTAGTTTCTAAATTCCTGTATTGTGTTTGTGCTACGACTTGTAACAAATATGTTATACCTCTTCATTAAGTCGATGCCCATTAAAATACTGTCTTTGCCTTTTGTAGACGGTTTGCAATTCCAGCCGTAGCGGTGTAACTCGTCAATACTTTTTGGCTCGCTGTTGTCAGCAAAAATTTCGTCGTTTCGTTTTAAGCCTAGCTCTAGTAGTTTGTTATGTATGTCGCGGTTTGTCATTCCGTACTGGTAAAACTCTTCGTCTATATATAGGTTGTTGTCTAGTAGGTAGGTTGCCACCTGACAGCTTGGATCGTTCACAAACCCCCAGTCTAAGCCTCTAGCTACTAGCTTGGCTCTGTCTGGTATTTCGTTACATTCGCTAAACTTAAAAACGGTTGCTCGGTTTCGTCCGACTTGCCCTAGACCGTATACGCGCCAGTAGTCCTCGTCGGTTTCTTTTAGACGCTCTATTTCGTCTACTAGGCTTTGCTCTAAAAATTTATTGTCTTTGTATGTAGTAATGTGAAACGCTGCGTCTTCGCGTGTTTTAATTCTAGTGTATATATAGCTGTACTCGTCGCTAGGGTTGTAGTCTAAAATTATAGACGGTGCGCCTGGCGTGCCTACTGTCCTAAATAAAACCTGGCTGTAAGAGCTGTAGCTAAATTCGTTTGCCTCGTTTAAAAATGCTAGGTTTCGTTTCCGACCTTTTAAGCGGCTTGCCTGGTCTATGCTTACAAACTCAAATAGGTTACCGTTTAGTCTGTACTCGCTATTGCTTTTGTTATGGTGCGCCTCGTTGTATAAGTCGTATTTATTAAGTATGTCGAAAAAGTCTCGCATTACGGTTGCGCGTAAAGCTGGGTAGGTTGCGCGGAAAATAGTTATAGTCTTGCCTGTATACTTTTGGCAATAGGAAAATATAAGCCAGAGCAAAGTATTGTAGGTTTTGCCAGACCTAGTACCCCCTTGCATTATGACAATTTTTTTGTCTGTATGCTCTAGGTGTTTCCAAACTACGTTTGTTTCTATTTGCAAATTATGCCTCGTTTTTCCAGTAATACTCGCAAGTCATGCCGTCATGCTGTTGGCTTGCTTTTAGCGGCGGCTCTGTAAAATACGACTGCCTTTCGCCGTCTGGTGCTGTATACCTAAAACAGCTGTCTTTTACTATGCAGCCAGTACCCTGGCATTTTGTTATGTCTGCCATTATTCAATTACTTTTACTGTAAATTCTTTTGTGTCTTGCACCTCTAGCTGTTGGCGCTCTACGTAGCCTCGATGTTTTGCCTTACTCTTTAAATAGAAAATAATGCTAGCGGTGTCTTTGTCCTTTATTTTTTCGTACAATTTGCTTTCGACAAAGTCTATTGCGCTTTCGTGTATGTCTTGCACGTATGCCTTATACTCTTCGTCCTCTTGTACCCAGCGGTAGTGTGTTGCTCTACTTACGCCAGCGCTTGCGCACGATGTAGAAACGATGCCTAGGTTGTACTCTAGAGCCTCTAGCATCTTTTTTTTACTGTCTTGTGTGTCTCGTACCATACTTATATAACGTAACTTTTTTAAACTTTGGCTGGCTCTTGTAATATGTCTGTCATATACTTACGAAATTTGCGTATTTGTTTTTGGTTTTTAATTTGGCTTATTAGTAAATATGCGTTTTGGTATTGCCTTACTGTTATTTCAGTCTCTAGTATGTTTTTGTAGTATTCGTTTAAGTCTTTACGCCTGTGCCTTATTTCGTTTTCAAAGTTTTTAACGCTATATATCATTACGTCATGCTTTCGTTTTTTACCGTTTTTCCTATAATGATCCGTAATACTTTGGTATGTTACTTTGTAGTCTTCGCGCATTATGTATTCAAACAACGCCCTGGCGTCTACTATTGGTTGCGTTCTACGTTTGCTGTATATGTTTTCGCCTGTATATTTAACTACTAGGTCTGCTATTTTTTTGTGCTGGCTCATTGTGTGTCAGTTTTTTAATTAGTTTACTATTGGTTTGTATTTCAATATATAGTTTTGCGACTACTCGCTCTAAGGTTTCTATGCGTTGTTGTTGTGTTAGCTTTTTTTGTCTCATAAGTATATGTCTCTTATTGGTAATTTTATGCCTTTGGACGTGTCGTTGTCGCCGCCTAGTATGTCTCGCTTTGTCTTAAAGTACGGCTTACATAATTTTTTAAGTTTTGCGGTTTCTATAATTACAAAAGACTTATTTAAAACTATGCAATAGTAGTCGGCTTTGCTGGTGCTTATGCCAGACGGTTTGCCTCGGCTTTCGTACTCAATAAAAATACTGCTAAATGCGTCCGTACATTTTTTAACCTCAACAGTTTTGTTTTCTAGTATGTCGGCTAGCTCGCGCTCTTTAACTTGCCCTACTTTTAGATCGTACTCGAAATTGTTACTGTATTCCATTATAGCGTACCCTGTATTGTATAGTCGTTTATGTCAAAGTCTGGACGTATATAAGTCTCATATAGGTTTAAGCCTTTGCGTAATTCCTGGCGTCCGTATTCTATAAATGCCTCGCTACATTTCCATACGCCAATATCTAGGGTGTTTTTAGAAATGCAAAGAAACGTAAAGTCTTCATGCGTTAGCGGTTTTTCTGGCGTGCTAAATAGCTCTAAATAAATTGCAGCCTGTAAATGGTATTTGTATTTAAAAGCGGACTTGTCAAAACTCTGTACGTCTTGCGTTGTTTTTATGTCAACGATGCCGCCGCTATTTTTTAGTACGTCTGCCTTGCCTCTAAATGGGTAGCCAGTATTTAGGACTTCGCCTATTGCTGGCACTTCGGTTTTACAGTCGCCTATAAGCTCAACAGCTTTTGGGTTTTTAAAAAAGGCATCTATAAGTCTGTTGTTGTCGTCGCGCTCTTTTGCTGTAAATACTTCGCCATGCTCGGCAACCGCCTCTTTAAACGCTTTGGCATTTCTACTTTGCACCTCTATAAATTTGACTTGCTCGTATTTTTGTGGCTCTAGTATTGCTAAATGGAAAAGGTGTCCGCTACGTAAAGCGGCTGTCGTTTCGTTCTGTCCATACTTATTGACATAGTAGTATGTCTTTGGACTGTCTAAAAGTAATTTAAGGCTAGAGCTACTTAAAGCTAGTTTTGACAGCTCGCCGTAATAAAAACTGTCGTCAGTCATTTTAGCTAGTAGCTGTTGTTTTCCGTAGACGTTTCCGTCTAGTAGTGTAATTTGGTCTGTCATATTTAAGTTGTTATGTTAAATTTTTTTGCGTTAAATGGCGCAACAAGTTTAGCTTTTTCTATTGCCTGTTTTGGACTTATAGCCTCAACGTTAATGATGTCAAACTCGTAACCCTCTAGGTCTTCGCCGCAATAAGCTAAATACATATACTCTACTTTATATTTTTTCATAGGTATTTTTTTATATTAAGTATGTCGCGCTCTCGTTTTATAAAAGCCTGTTTTAATTTGTCGCCTACAGCACCCTCAAATTTAATAAACTTTAAATTGTACTGTATTTGGTTTAACTCTTTATCTAATTTTTCTATCATAATTCTAGTTTATAGTCTTTTAATTCCTCTAAGGCTTTTTTAGCCTTTGCCTCTGCCTCTAGCTTTGCCATACGAAACCTACCTAGCTGTACGTTAAACTCGCGCTGGCGAGCTTGCATTTGGTTTACATATATTCCTATACGTGCTAACGCGTTAGCGCATTGTTGTAGCTCTTTTAGTGTTTCGGTGCTTTGTGCTTTGTGTGCTTTTTGTTTCCAGTTTATAAGTAAACTGCTGGCTAGCTCAAACTCGCCATAGTACGCCATTTCCTCGACGTCTAAAACGTTGTTTTCTATTTCTTTTACTATATCGTTTTTTTGCATAGGTCAATTTACTAAAAAATTTGTTAATACCTAAGGCGTATTGTGAAAAACTTATTTATTGCGTCTTTTAAAATACTCGTCCCAGATGCTTTTTTCTGGGCGCTCTGGCTGGTTTACGTTTACAATACTAGCTTTACTCTCTGGTAATAAATATATTTCTTTTTTAGCGTGTCCGTTATTCCATAGCGTTGTTTTACGTATGTCTTTTGTTTCTGTCTCTGGCATATTTATACCGTTTAACCAAAACAAATAGTTTCCTTTTGGATCATTAACAAAGTACAGCTTTATTATGTCGTCGTCTAAAGCCATAAGCTCGTCGTACTTACTTTTTTCTATTAGCTTTTTTTCGTAGTATTTTTTACGAAACTTCATCTCTATAACGCAACGCGTACGCTTGCCGTTTTTTTCTGGCGTTAAACCCTCGGCATCGTAAAGACTGTTTGTTTCGCCTGTCCACGTCAGCTGCCAGTCGTCAAAGTTTAAAATTGTTACAACGGCTTTTTCTAGGTTATGCGTTATTTCTATGCTCATTATATAATGTATTAAGGTCGTCAATAAAACGCTGTATGCCTTTTGGGTTGCACGTACAGGGCAAATAGTAAGCATGCTCTTTAAGCCTGGCGTGCATTTCGGCTATTGTTTTAAACTCTTCTTTGCTTATTTTATTAGACTTGTTTGCTCGAAACTCTGCCCAGTATTTATAGTCTTTTTCAGTCATTACGTCTAAATGTTAAATTGTCTAGTTTGTCGCGTCGTTTTTCGCAACCGCAAGTCTCAAAACCTAGCCAGTCAATTACTATTTTTTTTACTAGCCACTTGACGCCTGTATACTTAAATATCGTCTCTAGTATTGTGCCTATTTTTATATTCATTTTTTATCTGTCTTTTAATAGTCTTCAACGTATTGCGTAGCGACCAGTAAGTTATTTTAGTCTCGCGGCTAAATTTTGCTAGTTTTTTGCCGTCTAGGTATACCTCTTTAAAAATTCTACGTAAATAGTAAAGGTGCATTTTGTCGCTGCTAAACTCTTCTAAATAAGTCTCGTTTTCTAGCATGTCTAAATACTCTTGTTTTTCGTACCATTGTATAATAGACTTTAATTTTTCGTAAGCGTCTGGCTCTTCTATATAGTCATTGTCTTGCTGTAAGTCTAGCCGCTCGTTTATTTGTAAGTAGGTTACTTTTTTTTCTTTGCGCTTTAAGTCGTAGACTAAGTTGCGTAGACATATATATATAAAATAGTAATTTATTTCGTTGCCATTAAAATATATGTCAGCGCCTTTTTCCTTTACGTGTTTCTGTACGTTTACATACATTTCGGAAACAACGTCTTGCGATGTCTCGGCATTGACGCTAAAACTCTGTACAATGTCTAGCCAAATTTTATGACTTTTATAAATTTCTTTTAGTACGCATTTCATATACGCATAAAAAGGTACAACAAAACACTAAGGTTTAAAAGGGTGCGCGCTCTAGTTTAAGTTTTTTTACTAGACTTTCGTTGTTAATAGAGTACCCTACATTGTTGGTAATTGCTTTTAAAATTATGGGGTTGTCTAGGCTGGTGCAACGACCACCAGACGAAATGCTTTTTACTTTTTTTATATGTAGCTGGCTATTCATAAACAAAACAGGGTGTTGAATAAAACGATGACAGCAAGCGAAAAAGTCAGAGCGGTTAACGAATTTTCCGCCGCCCTCAATACTCGAACTCTCTGGCACTTTTGGGTAGCCTTGAAACTCGCCGTCTCTATATACTTGTCGTATTGCCTCGGTGTTTGCATGCGTACATAGCCAGACAGTAACTTTATGTTTTTTACAAAATAGTCTTATGTCGGTTGTTGCCTCGTAGTCGTACTCGTGTACGCCCAAACCTTTTAGCATTTCTTTGTCCTTTGCCAAACTATTGTACGGATCAATAAGGAAACCGTCATACTTAAATATTGTCCTATGGTTTTGCGCCTCTTGTAAAAGCTCTTTGTATGTATATAGTCTAGTATTGTCTATAAATTGAAAATGTTTTTTTATCCAGTCTATGCCCTGGTTAAAGTCTGTAGGTATTATTTTGTTTATTGGTTGCTCTAGTATAAACTCTAGTAATTTTTGTATAAGCTCAAAAGGCTCGTTTTCGCTAGAATAAATTAAAAACTTTTGGTCGTGTTTTATAGCGTACAAAAGCATTAAGTAAATAGTAAGGCTTGTTTTACCTACGTTTGCATGCCCTAGCCATATTCCAAAGTCTTGCGGTTTCATAACAAAATACTCGTCAATTTCTGGTATGTCTAGCTTTAAGCCTTGCTTTAATTTTCCTGTACGTAGGTTTGATAGTGTTTGTATTTGGTCGTTGTAGTTTACTAGCATATCGTTTGTTTTGGTTAAAGATAAAAAAAAGGTAGCATTTCTACTACCTTGTTATTACATTGTACCTATTATTTAAAACGGTAGGTCTTCGTCGTTTTTTACTGCCTGTCTGTCTGGCATAAACTCGGACGTTTCCACTTTTTGCTGTTCAGCTTTTAAAGCCTGTTTGTTTATTTTAGTAAACTTAGCGTACATTTTTGTACGGTCTTTTTGCGCTCTTAAAATATCTATTGACATAAAGCCGTTGTTTTCGTTTATATGCTCTTTATGTTTTTTTAAAAACTCTACAAACTCGCTGGCTTTTATATGCAGCTTTGCTGTGATCCAGTCGTATTTTGGCTCGTCTCTAACAACGAAACTATTTACAAACTCGCTTTGGTATTTACTATTTGTGTTATTCATATTATTGTGTTACCCAGTTAAACATTATTTCCGCATCGTTAATTATATTACTAACGTCAACTGCGGTACGTTGAGCGTTAAATTCAGCTGCCGCCTTTATACAAGTTTGTCGTATTATAAGCGTGTCTTTGCTGGTTGTACTGTAATTTGCCTTTGGCGTGTCATTTGCGCCGCTGTCTTTTTTGTAAGCATCTAGCGGTATTTTAGCGTTTCGATACTCTTCGTTTGTTACCTCGTAGTTTAATGTTTCGCCGACGGAAAACTTAAAGTCGCCTTTTGCAAAAAACGTATACTGGTTGCCGTCTGCAAACGTTACTTTATACTTTGTTAGACCATTCCATTGACCGCCTTGGTCTATATGGGTAATTTTACCTGTTTTCATTTTGTTAAGGGTTTAAGGGTTATATAAATAAATATGCCTCATTGACTGCCGTTTCAAGCATTTCAATTTGAGCTTTTAGAAATTCAATATTTTGATCTTGGGTTTTTAGCTTTTTTTCTAGCGCTGTTATACGCGCTTGCAAATATGCTTTTTGGCTATTATTGCTATTCATATCGTATCGTATTACGACTGCAATATAAACAAATTGTTGATAAAAACAAAGAGCAGCTTATAAAAACTGCCCTTGCCTACGATATAATAGAAATTGTAGCAAGTCTGCTACGATGCAAATATACTACATTTTTAGTAGCTCTTCTAGTTTATTGGTATATAATTCGATAAGGTCTTGTAAGTCAGCTACAGTATTTTTTTGCGTCTGTCTACTTTTTTGTAGTAAAGCGTCGCTTGTACCCTTGCCAAATTGTTTGTCTAGGTTTTTGCCAAACTCAAACTGTCTGCCGTAAAAATGACAATTACAGCTGTAGCACTGGGGTTTGACGTTTTGCTCGTCGAAACGCGTAGCTGTATGTTTTCTTGACATAAAATGTCCAGCTTGCATACCGTCTTTTTCCCAGTATTTTTTTACGCCGCAAGTGTAACATTTAACGTAACCTTTTTTGTCTGCATTACTAAGGCGTACATATTTACTAAATACAGTGTCTAGTTTCTTTTTTAACTTGCTTACTGTTGGTTTGGCTGGCATCTAGCATTGTGTAAATAGTAGCTCTTTACCTAGGTTTTCGTCTATGCTTTTTATAGCTCTATAAATAAAACGGCTGTCTTTTTTTGTACGATCTATTTCTGTTTTTGTACTGTCTATGCCTAAATTAGTGTAAGCTGTAGCGTCAATTTCTAGTAGCGCATCGACCTTTTTTTTGTCCGACCAGGTTTTATACCCTACAATTTTCAATACTCTGTCTTGTAATTCCATAAGTGTAAATGTAAATATTAAATAATTAAAAAAAAACTCAAAAAAAAATTTGCCGTTAAGCAAAATATCTATATTTTTTACTACTATATAATAGTATACTAGCTATATACTAGACTACTATATAAATATACTACCATATACTAGTATACTCGTATATACTAGTATAAGCGCTTGTAAGCGCATTAAATTACTTTTTGGTGCTAGCGTATTCCTTAGCTATTTTTTCGCCTGTACGCCCTATAACATAGCCGCCTATGCCTATTTGTAGTAAATTCCAAAACTCGTTCTCTAACTCTGGTATTTTAAAGTCAAATAATGGTGCTATAAACTTTACATAAATGACTATAAACCCAAACGCTAGCATTAAGATAGGACGCCAGCTGCGTTGTAGCCAGTTTCCGTTTGCCTCGGCTACTATAATTTCTGTTTGTAAGCGTTGCAATTCTAGCTGTTGCTCTTTTAAAACTTTTAGCATTTCGTTTTTAGCTTGCATGCGCTCTTCGTCGCTAGTAAATAAGTTGTCTATAACTTTGTTTATTTCGCCTATTACGCCTGTAGAAAACCAGTTTATTATTTTTTTCATATTGCGGTGTTTGCCCAGCGAAATTTTAGTTGTATAAAAAGTAAATATAAATTAACCTCGCTGTAATTATTTTCTACGTCTCTAGGGTAATACGCCCAGCCTAGGATCATTCCTGTAGGTATTAAAGACATTATGCTAAATTGGTATGCCATTAAAAACGGTAACTTATATTTTCGTATTCAGTTTTTGCGTCAAAACTAGGACAGGCTTTTTCGCTAAAGTCTCTATGTCCGTAAACTGTACCGCCGTAACAGTCATGCAGCTGGCATAGTAAGTCTACAAAACTGTCTTTTTGTTCGTCTGTACGCGTGTCTTTTGGCTCTGTCATATCTTTTGACATTCCGCCAGCGTAAGCAATTCCGATGCTGTCCCAATTATGCCCTCGCGTATGCGCGCCTGTCATTTCTATAGGTCTACCCTCTTCGACTGTACCGTCTAAACGTATTAAAAAATGATAGCCTACGTCGCGCCAGCCTCGCTCTTTTACGTGCCAGCGTCTTACTTCGTCAATACTTACGTCTCTACCCTCTGGCGTAGCCGTACAATGAATAATTATTTTATTGACTTTGCGCATATTAAACTTTTAGCTATTTCTTTTTTCTAATTTCTAGCCATTTTGTAATGGTGTAGCCTATTGTAACTAAAAGTAGTAAAATTTTCAAACTGTCCTCTAAGATATTAAGCGAGCTAACGGTCATAGCCGAAATGTTAAAACTATATATTTTTAGGCTTGTTGCGTCCATAATAAATTATTTTTTTTTGGTTTTTGTTTTAGCCTTTGGTTTCGTCTCTTCTTTTTCTGAATTATGCTCTTTTATTAGTTTTTCCGTCCAGACGCCCTCGGCGTAAGGTTGTAACCTTTTTGGTAGTTTTTTTATTTCTTGTATTTCAAAAGTATTGCGTTCATATTTAGATGAAACTATTTCGCCGTTGTCTACAATGTCAATTCTAACGCGCTCTTGCAACCATTTTGATCCATTTATAAACTCTACTTTGTCTTGGGTTTCTATTGTTTTTATACTCATTTTATAATATTTATATGTTTTCGATATTTTCAATATAAGCATTTACTAGCTCGTCTGTCCAAACGTTAGTAACATACGGCACAAAGTCGTCTGGTAATTGGTCGGTATAATATTCTTTGCCGTCGTCGTCTGTACCTAAAAGCCTAGGGTTTAATTGGTCTGGCTGGTACGTTTTTCTGTCATAAGTTTGCGACAAAATAGTTTGTTCGCCGTCTATTGTTTCAATATATTCTGTTAATTCTCTAACTTCTAGTATTTTATAAAAACCAGAAAACGCTATACTGTCAAATTTACTGTGTTTAGTTATCATTTTTTTTTATTTAAGAATTTGTTTCGTATGTAAATTGCAACAACAAACGGTTTGAGCCACTTCCACTTTTTAAGCCATTTGTAGGAAATTGCGAACTTGAATTATCCGATGTAAAGTAAATATAATTGCTATTAATTATAGGCGAATAATTACCTAAACTTACTTGAAACGAATAGTTATAGCCTTTTGAGCCGCCAGTTGACTGCGACGCATTAAAAGGCAACCCTTGTATTCTCAAACTACCACCAGCATAATTTAAAGCGCTTGTACCTAAGGAAATAGATAAGTGTACTATTCTGCCTATTTTTACATATTTGCCTACTTGTATATCGTGCGTTACTGAAATACCGCTACTACCTTGATAATAAGGTGTAAAAGTACCCTCTTCGTAGTCGTCTAATTCATTTGCCGTACTATTTGCACCTATTCTAATTGCATCATTAAAAAATGCGCTTGTACTTTGTAAAGTTAATATGGGCGACGTAGACTGTGAACCTCTTCTAAATTCTAAATTGCTAGAGCTATTTAACTGCACCGACGCTTGGTCACCACTCATTACTGTACCAAAACTTAACTTAGATCGCGTGCCGCTAAAATTGTTGTTTCTTATTTCAATTTCTGCGTTTTGGTAATTTACATTTAATTTTCCTGTCATTGTACCGCCAGAAATAGGCACAAAATTACCTCCACCGCTACCGTTAGACGCTGCCGTAATTCTGCCTTGCGCATCTACTGTTATGTCTGCCGTAGTATAGCTGCCAGCTGTTACTGCTGTGTTAGCTAAACTTAAAGTAGCATTACCAGACGTTGCACCGCCGCTTAAACCTGTGCTAGCTGTTACGCCTGTAATATCGCCATTTCCTGTGCCAGCGCCGATTAAACTACGCATTTCGCTAGCCGAAATACCAGTGTTTAAACTTGGTGTGCTACCGTTAGACAAAACAGCTGGCGTGCCTGTGTCTGGCGCTGTGTTTGTAATTGTAATTGTACCACCGCTTGACGTAGACGTCATTTCAGACTGTATGCCTGTACCCTGTGCTATTGTTAAAGTTTCTCCGTTTGTTACCGACGTGCTTTCAGTACCGTTACCCTCTTTAATAGTCCATGAAGACATACTACCGCTACCGTTACCAGTACCAGCGCCGATTAACGTTCTAACTTCTGCGGCTGTAATACCACTATTTAAGCTTGGTGTTGAGCCATTAGACGTTATTGCTGGCGTGCCTGTGTCCGATACCTTAGCATTGTTAGCTAGTATGTTGTTAGCTTGCGTTGTTGTAATACCTACCTTGCCATTGTTTGTTGCTATATTGTTTGCCTGTGCCGTAGTTATAGTTGTAGTGTTACCAGCTAGAGCTGTGCTAGAGGTTGTACCTAGTTGTAGTAAGGCGGTATTTCCAGCTAGGGCTGTCCCAGACGTCGTACCTAAAACCATACTTACTTTTGCATTATTAGCGGTTATGTCGCTAGCTTGTTGGCTTGTAATTCCTGTCTTAGCTGTATTAGCCGATACAGCCGAATTTGCGGCTACTCTAGCGTTAGTAAAATATAGGTTACTTGATCCCTCGGAAATATCGTCGCTATCTAAAACAACCGTACCAGTTTGAGTGTTTACACTATCTACAGCGCCGCCGCCTGTTACTTGCGCCCAACCTTGGTTTTTACGCGCGTATTGGTTGCCGTCATTCGGCGCCTCTGGAAACGAAACCTTAGCGGTATTGTTAGTTATAGCTGTAGCTTGACTATTTGTAATACCGACCTTAGCATTGTTAGACGTTATGTCGCTAGCCTGTTGCGTGCTTATTCCTACTTTGGCGTTGTTAGCTACAATGTCGTCTGCCTGTGAAGTAGTTATGCCTACTTTCGCGTTGTTTGCTGTTATGTCGCTAGCCTGTTGCGTAGTAATACCTACTTTTGCTGTGTTGGCGGTTATCGCATTAGTTTGTGCTGTTGTAATTCCTGTCTTAGCATTATTTGCTGTAATGTCGTCTGCCTGTGTTTGGGTTATACCAGTTTTAGCTGTGTTAGCTGCCACAGTTGAATTTGCACTTACTCTAGCGTCTGTATAATATAAATTACTAGTACCCTCTGAAATGTCGTCTGTATCTAAAACTACAACGCCTGTATCGCCATTAACACTGTCAACAGCGCCAGAGCCACTGCCAGCGCCTATGTTTGCAAGTATAGCGGTTTTGTCATTTGTAGAAATACTAGTTGCCGCGACTAAACCAGCCGTAACGTTGTCAGCGTCCGTTACGTCTGCATTTTGTTCTATAGTAGCAAGTTTATTTTCGTCTACCGTTGGGTAACTTCTTTTAGCTGTATTTAAAGCTATTGCTGTTGCATTTGTTGTAATGTCAGCAACGTTGCCAGAAATGTCGCTTGCGTTTTGTGTAATACTAGACGTGTTTGCTGCTATGCTGTTTTCTGCCGCTGTTATGTCTGTTTCATTTGTTGAAACCCTACCGTCTAGCGCTGTGATGTCAGTATCGTTGCTACTTATATTCGTAGCGTTTGTAGCAATATTTGTTACGTTTGTAGCAATACCAGACGCATTTGTTGCTATATTGCCTGTATTAGTACCTATGTTTGTAGTATTTGTCGAAATTCCGCTAGCATTACTATTTATATTTCCTGTATTAGTAGATATATTAGACGTGTTAGTTGAAATATTAGACGCATTTGTAGTTATGTTTGATCCGTTGCTTGAAATTGCCGACGTATTTGTAGATATATTCCCAGCGTTTGTAGAAATACCAGACGTATTAGTAGCAATTTGACTAGTGTTGCTTGCAATATCGCCCTCGGCTGTAGAAATATCATTTGTATTAGCTAAAATATTATTTGCGTTCGTTGTAATATTTGTTGTATTGCCAGAAATATTTGTAGCATTTGTAGAAATATTACTAGTATTTGTAGCTATTGCACTTGTATTAGCCGTAATGTTTGATGTATTTGCGGCTATGTCCGTATCATTACTAGCTATGTTTGCAGCGTTTGTTGTTGCTTGCGCGGTGTTTGTAGCTATGTTTGATGCGTTAGTAGAAATATTACCAGTATTAGCCGAAATACTACTTGTATTGTTTGATATATTCGTGTTGTTTGTCGAAATATTACTAGTGTTTGTAGAAATAGCGCTTGTGTTGTTTGCTATGTCGGTGTCGTTGCTAGAAATATTTGTAGAATTTGTTGCAATATTAGACGCGTTACTAGCAATATTACTAGTGTTTGCAACAACGTCAGCGTCAATACTAGAAATTTCAGATGTATTAGCCGCAATATTACTTGTATTTGTTGCTACAGATGTTTGTAAATTTGAAATGTCAGTATCGTTACTTGAAATGTTAGCCGCGTTAGTTGTTATGTTATTTGCGTTAGTTTGTATGTTTGTAACGTTAGTTGCTATTCCGCTAGTATTGCTACTTATATTGGTGGTGTTAGTAGCTATGTTTGTAGCGTTTGTCGAAATATCTGTATCGTTGCTAGATATATTAGTAGCATTTGTTGCAATATCTGTAGCGTTAGTAGAAATGTCAGACGTGTTTGTTTGTATGTCAGTAACGTTAGTCGCTATGTCTGTCGTATTAGTGTTTATAGCCGTTTGTAGCGTACTTCCGTCAATATCTAGCGTATTATCTAACGCGGTTGTAGTTATGCCGTTAGAGCCTGTTATTTCAAATGTTTCGCTATCTAGGTCAACGTCGCCTATGCCGCCATTACCGCTAAAGTCTAAGTCGGCGGCTGTCAATGTTTGATCCACGTAATTTTTTACAGCGGCGCTCGTTGGTAGGCTTGTGTCGTTGTCGTTGTTTTCTATGCCGTCTGCCTCGTCTACAAATTTGTCTACTGTAATATTTTCGCCAGCGTCTTTAAGGCTGCCAAACTCTACGGTATTATTTACTTTTAAGTTTCCGCTGTTGTCTAATAGTACGCCAGAATTATTGCCGTCGCCGTCAGTTATAGCCTTAGGCGTTGCCGATAGTGTACTTTCGTCAGATGTTTTTAGTAAACCTTTGTAGGTTGAGCTAATTTGTTTGTTTGTTAATGTACTCATATCTTTTTTTTATTAAGGTCTAAAACAGCTAGGTTTACTACTTATATTTATACTGTCTGTATTTTCAATGTTACCCCAGCTGCTATTTGTAACCATTTGACAGTAAACATTACCCCAGTTTGTTGTATTTGACATTTTTTTTGTTTTGCTTTTGTAAATAGCTTACTAGCTTTTTTACGTTAATACTTTTTATTTTATACTGTTTTTTCATAATACCCAGCCTGTAAACGATGCGCTTTTTTCTGGCTGCATTTGCTCGTTTCTATTTTCGTAATATTTAGGAAATTTAGCCGATGCGTTAAAACTCATATAATCAATAAAACGCCTGGTATAAAATTCGGCACTACTCCTATGCTTTTGCACTAAATAGTCGACCTCGTCTTTATTTACATTTGCGCCTGTTTCGCTAGTTGTTTTAAACAAACCGCCATTTTTAATTTGGTACGAGCAAAAAGGCAAATAATCTACCATACTAAAATGGATTAGCATAGGCTGCAAAAAGTCATTAAGTAGCGCTTTTGTGTCAGCGTCTATAGGTACAGGGTTAACTGCCGCTTGACTAGCAAGTATTTTATTTGAAATTTCGTCGTACAATGCCGAGCCGCAATACTGTAAAACGTGCGTCTGCTGCGCCAGCTTTACCGACTGTAAAAAAAGGTCGGTATCTACATTTCCGTTTATTATAGTGTTTTTAACTAAGTCTGTCCTATTTATAAATAATGCTGTCGCCATAATTTTAATTGTAATAACCGTTGTTTGGCATATTTGCTGGGTACATAGCTACCTCTTTTGGGTTTTTAACGATGCGCGCCTCTTTGCGTAAGCTAGGATCAAGCTCGTTAATTTTCTTAATAGCTTCGGTAACCGTAATTTTTTTGTTGTTTTTCTTTAAATACGTTCTGCGCTCAAAATAATGTCTACAGTTTGCACCGCCTTTATATAAAAATATATTGTAATTGTCCGCACCGCCTATTCCTAAGCCTGGGTTAACGCCGTTTGCATTACCGTTGTAATTTGGGTTGTCGCTGTCTAAGTCTTCGACGCGGTATATTTTTTTTGCGTCCCACATTTTTTTACAAAAGTCTCTTTGTGGGTTGTTGTTTCCCATATAAGCATAACGTACTTTTATTATAAGTGTGTCTTGGTCGCTTTTTTTGTTTGGCGTACTCTTTACTGTACTAGCTAAATTTAAACCACCCCTTACGTCTGCATCGTATTCGTTTGCTGGTCTAGCGTCTATTAAGTCGTAATTTTCTAGGTCTTCGTCTTCGCCCATTTCCATTAACTTACTGTAAAGCTCTTCGCGCATTTTGTCCGCTTCCGACAGCGGTACGCAATTCGGTACTTCTTTACCGTCTTTTATTTTTGTACCTATTTGCTCGTAGCCGTCCCAGCAAGGTGCTTTTAAATTATGGCTTTCGCATGGCATATACCAGGTTTTACCGTCTTCGTCTTCGTGTTCGTGGTAACCGCCGCAGCCCATTTCTTTTGCTACTGCTTCTGCCTCTTCTTTTGTGTCAAACGCTGTCCTACCGTCTATTTGTTTTGTTGCTAGAGACAATTTTTGCCCTGTTTGCTCTTCGACCTCTTGTTTTGTATTTGCGTTTTCTAAGTCTACAAACTCTAGCGGCTGTAGTGTCTTAATATATAGCTTTAAACTAACGTCGTTAAATGCTAGTATAGCGTCAAACGCTTTTAGTATTAAGTCTTGAAACGGTCTAATTACGGTATTGTCAAATAAAATAGAGCTGTTTTTTAGCTCGTCGGCATTTGACGAAAAACCGTTGCCGTCGCTTTTAATTCCTAGCAATAAAGGACTAGTTATTCTATGAGAAACCAAAATTTTCGCGCCGCTCTCTCGACTTAAAAACTCATATTGTTGGTGCGCGTCCGATAGTTGTACAGTTTCGATAGTCGCTTGCTCTTCTGCGCCATTGTTAAAGGCTAAAATTATACGACCACTATTTGACGTACCAGTATATTTTTGGTAAATTTTTTGTTCAATTTCGCGCTGGGTGTCTTCGTCTGGAATACCGCTATTCATATTCATTAAAAGGCTAGGCGACATGCCGTTTAGTAAGCTGTTTAAATGAAAATTGCTTATTTCGGTTTCCATCTCTATGTACTGACTTCCCCCCTGGTAGTCTGGCGGAGAAAAATATACGAAACCAGGTTTATATGGTTTTATACAATATATTTCTAACGCCTCTGTTGACATTCCAAAAGCTGGTAAACGTTTTAATTCGCTTTTATTTTTTACGTCTGCCCAGTCGTTACTATAGTAGTATGCCTCAATGTCG